AAATTAGCAGGTGTTAAACCTGTTGATGATGCTATGATTGGTGCAGAGCCAGAACATGATCACGAACACACTCACGGAGATGACAACGAAGGTTGTGGACCATCTTGTGCAGAGCACGGTTGCGATTGTGAACACGGCAGAGCAGGTCAAGACGATGCAATGGGTTCACAGGAAATGGGCAGAATGAGAGACATGATGACTGCTCCTGAAGAAGAAAAACAAGAAGAAACTTTCGACAACGAACCAGACGTAAAAGTACAAAATACAGACACATTGGTTAATACTATGTCAGGTGGTTTAAACAGACAAAAGAAAACTTTCCCAAAAGTTGCTAGTGGAGACAATCCAATGGCGGCGGAAGACACTGTTACTGAAGATGATTTAGCAAACAGTCTTAGAGCACAATACGAAGGCTTCAAAGAAGCATATCAAAAAGAGGCAAAAATTGCAGAAGCAAAACCAGACTTTTTAGATATGGACAAAGATGGCGACAAAAAAGAACCAATGAAAAAAGCCATCAAAGACAAAGAAGCAAAGTAATACTTTTCCAAGCACCTAAACAGCGTTAAATACTACACCATGGCGTATGTATCACTAGATAGCGACCAAATTAAAAAGGCGCACAAGAAACACAAATATACCAAAACTCAAGTTGAACAACTTGAACAGTGTATGGATACAAAAACAGGACCTTTATTCTTTATGAGAACTTTCATGAGAATACAGCACCCAGTGAAAGGATCAATACCTTTTGATCCTTTTCCATATCAAGAAAGATTAATCGAAAGTTATAATGACCATAGATTTTCAATTGCTATGCTACCTAGACAGACTGGTAAAACTACCTGTGCATCAGGTTTCCTTATTTGGTATGCCATGTTTAGACCAGATTCACAGATACTAATTGCGGCACACAAATACGCAGGTGCATCAGACATCATGTCAAGGGTGCGTTATGCCTATGAGATGTTGCCAGCATGGATCAAAGCAGGCGTAACACAGTACAACAGAAACAGTATAGAATTTGACAACGGCTCAAAGATATCAGCAACTACAACAACTGAAAACACAGGGCGGGGTATGTCACTTACACTTGTTTATTGTGATGAGTTTGCATTCGTGCAACCACCAGAGAAAGCCAAAGAGTTTTGGACATCACTGTCACCCACACTATCAACAGGTGGTAAGTGTATGATTACTTCTACTCCTAACTCAGATGAAGATCAGTTTGCATTAATTTGGAAAGAAGCTAATAAAAGATTTGACGAATATGGCAATGATAAAGAAGTAGGAACTAACGGATTCTATGCCATGAAGGCACACTGGTCAGAACATCCAGACAGGGATCAAGCATGGGCAGATGCAGAGAAGGCTAGAATTGGCGATGAAAGATTTAGAAGGGAACACGAATGTGAATTCTTAATCTATGATGAGACTTTGATTAACAGTACACACCTAGTAGACATGGAAGCAACTGCACCTGTAGAAACAACCGGACAAGTACGTTGGTTTAAAAAGCCTACACCAGGAATGACATACATGGTATCACTAGATCCTGCTATGGGAACAGGTGGTGACTATGCCGCAATACAAGTTTTTGAATTACCAACATTTGATCAAGTAGGAGAGTGGCATCATAATACAACACCTATGAATCAACAAGTTAGAATTTTACAAGGTATTACTAAACATCTATATGATTCGATCATAGAACAAGATGCTAGTGCTACACCACAAATATTTTACAGTATGGAAAACAACTCTATAGGTGAAGCGGCCCTATTAAGAGTTATGGATATAGGTGAAGAAAATATACAAGGTATGTTTTTATCCGAACCTATAAGAAAAGGACATAGAAGAAAATTTAGAAGGGGATTTAACACAACAGCAAAACACAAAATAGATGCTTGTACTAAATTCAAAGAATTAGTAGAAGGCGGAAAAATGAAAATTAGTTCACAATTATTAATATCAGAACTAAAAGACTTTGTTGCAAGTGGATTAAGCTTCAAAGCTAAACCAGGACAACACGATGACCTTGTTAGTTCTTGTTTGCTAATGACACGTATGATAAAAGTACTTGCAGATTTTGATCCTAAAATATTTGAAAAATGGACAGACAGAACATCAGAGCTAACACCAATGCCAATCTTTGGCTCATTCAACTAATAACTGGTGCCTGTATGCTACACAGAGTACTGTATATCGCTGGTAAAAACAACTTTAGTCATGTGTGCCGTTCAACAAAAAGACGTATAAATAACACTATATGAACCCAAAAAACTCAGAAGATTTATTCAATAAAATTAGATCGCAGTTTACAAACATTAGACTAGGTGATGAAAACGGTGCCGCAACAGCGGATCCAAGCAGTGCTGTATTTTTTGAATTTGAGTTCAAAGAAGATGCAGACACATTTGGTTCAGTTAGTGTATCGATAGCAGAAGACGGTACTATGAAAGTATTTTACAACCGTAATTTAGTGGATAAAATTGATGAGGATAGCAAAGACGAATGGTATGCATTCCTTAAAGAGCTTAAAGACTTTGCAGTAGAGCACCAATTATCCTTTGATGTGCGTGATATTACTAAAAGTAACCTTACAAAGCAGGATTATCAAAATATAGCAGACACGAATCAAACGGTAAATAACGATGAGATGTCAGAAGAACTAAACAGAATTACTAAATTAGCAGGTGTTGAAAAGGCATCAGTTGCAGAAGGCTTAACCGGCACTGCAAAACGTTCATACGAGAACCTAGAAAAAACAAGATTAATAATTAGACACAAAGGCAAAGTTGACGAAACTGTGCCAGGTGCAAGATCAAGACAAATACAATCACTATACATAGAAAACGGTGATGGTGAAAGATTCAAATATCCACTAACACATTTAGCAGGTGCAAGAGCAATGATGAGACACGTGTCAAATGGTGGAAGACCACATGATGAATTTGGCGAACACATTGTTAGAACATCAGAAGATATAGCAAAATTAAATTCATTCTCAAGATACGTTACTAACAAAGATCAATTAAATGATAATGCAGGTGACATTATTGAGCAAACTAAAATGAAACTAGAAAATTTAAGAGGCTACATGAAAAATCTTTCTAATCAAGGACACTATGAAAATGCAAGTAAAGATTTTAAAACTTCAGAAGAACAAGTATTAGACGATGAAACTGTAAACAAAATGAGAGAGAAATTCACAATGAAAAACTTAGACAGCAGAGTTGAAGATGCACTACCACTTATCAACAGAATTATGAGTGAACTAGAAGCACCCAGAGAAGAAGAACAAGTTAATGAATTAGACCCAGGTGATGAGCCAATTGATGCACCAATACAACCAGATGTAGATCACGGAGCAGTGGTACAAGGTTATTTGACCGATCCAGAGAAAAAATTAATTCTAAGAAAAGATGACTCTGCTGATAAAATGTTATCTGTAACAAAATTTAAAGACAAAAATACTATGTTAGGTTCAATACTTTCTGATATAGCATCAAGATTAATTTCAACACCAAAAGGTGAAGAGGACAGAGTGGCAAACTTTGCTTCTAGAGTTGCAGACGGAATAGAGCAAGAAGGTTCTGCTATGTTTAAACCGGGACCAGACTATAACAGCAACAAAAAAATTGCAGTACAGTTAGCAAAAAGATATTTAGATGACTACAAAAAAATGCAATCAAATCCAGAATACAAAGACGAAGTGAGAAAAGATCCTCAAGACATAAACAAATTTAAAAATATTAAAGGCCTAGATTACGATAACAAAGGCAAAGCAAAAGAAGAAACAGCATTTGAATCATGGGCTGATCAAACTGCAAACGAATATGCAACTGAACCAAAAGATGAAGAAGATAGAAAAGAAAAATTAAAAGCACTAAACGACATTCAAAAAAATCCAGACTTAATGAGCGATCCTAGAATGAAAGCTGAAGTAATCAAAAGAAGAATGGAACTGCAAAGAGCAAAACAAGAAGGTGTTGCATTTGAAGATCTTAAACCTTATATTGAACAGCATCTAAAAGACGGTGGCGATCAATCAACTGCACTTGAAACAGCAATTGAACAATTTAATACAGAAGACAATGCTCCAGATATGGTTGTTAGAGATCCGGAAGATGAAGCAGAAGATAAAGAACAAGAAGTAGCAAAAGATCAAGTAGACGCTGAAAAGATCAATACAGAATTAGATAGAATTAAGCAACTAGCTAACTTATCTTAATAAAACCTCCATATTACCAATAATAGTAGTAGACAACTGATAAATATCAGTGTATATTATGTACTATATGTCTAATATACACATAGGCAAACTAAAACAAACATAGGCACACAAGGAGGCTTACATTATGGCATCATTAGCTGAAATAAGAGCGAAGTTAAAATCTCAAGAAGTTAATCGCTCAACTTCACAAACAGGCGGAGACAACGCCATCTACCCACATTGGAATATAGCAGAAGGCTCAGAAGCAGTTGTTAGATTCTTACCAGATAAGGATACGAACAATACTTTTTTCTGGACTGAAAGAAACATGATCAAACTACCTTTTGCAGGTATTAAAGGTCAAACTGATTCTAGACCAGTGCAGGTACAAGTACCATGCATGGAGATGTATGGCAAAACTTGCCCAGTACTAACGGAAGTTAGACCATGGTTCAAAGACAAGAGCATGGAAGACATGGGAAGAAAATATTGGAAGAAAAAATCTTATATTTTCCAAGGTTTTGTTACAACAAATCCACTAGCAGAGGACTCAACACCTGAGAATCCAGTCAGAAGATTTATAATTGGACCTCAGATCTTTAACATCATTAGAAGTGCATTGATGGATCCAGAGATGGAAGAAATGCCTACTGATTTGGTTAAAGGTGTTGATTTTAGAATTAACAAAACTACCAAAGGTGGTTATGCTGATTACTCAACATCAAAATGGTCAAGAAGAGAACGTGCATTAGATGAGGCAGAGAGAGCCGCAATCGAAACACATGGGTTACACAACCTAAGTGACTATAGACCAAAAGAGCCAACTGAAGCAGAAGTTAAAATAATTGCAGAATTATTTGCGAAATCTGTCGAAGGTGAAGCTTATGATCTTGAGCAGTATGGACAATACTTTAGACCAGCGGGAATGGCTTATCAAGCTAAACCCCAAGTATCAGTTCCAACAGCAAGTCCAGTAGCGGCGGCACCAGTAAGTGCACCAGTAACTGCAACTGCACCTGTTACAGAATCTGCACCAGCACCACAACCAACAGCGGCGGCTACGGCGGCTCCTGCAGGTGATAGTGCCAAGAGAGCAGAGGACATCTTGAAACTAATAAGATCAAGACAAGCAAAATAATCTGACATTTTACCAAGGCCCTGATGTTGACGTTAGGGCCTTGATATGCTATTATAGGATATACAAAGGATAAAATTATGACAAAAGTATTTGACGCAACAAAGTTTAGAAAGAGTATCACAAAATCAATCCAAGGTTTAGGCATAGGATTCAGCGATCCCACTGATTGGATCAGCACAGGAAATTATGCATTGAACTATTTGATGACAGGCGATTTCAACAAAGGAATTCCGCTAGGCAAAGTTACTGTATTTGCAGGAGAATCAGGAGCAGGTAAATCATACATAGCCGCAGGAAACATTATTAAGAATGCACAAGAGCAAGGTATATTTGTTATACTTGTTGACACAGAGAATGCACTAGATGAAAAATGGTTACAAGCATTAAAAGTGGACACATCAGAAGATAAACTTTTAAAATTAAGTATATCAATGATTGATGACGTAGCAAAAACTATTTCAGAGTTTATGAAGGGTTACAAAGAAGCACACGCAGATGACAAAGAAGGTGCACCTAAAGTACTATTTGTTATAGACAGTTTAGGTATGATGCTTACACCAACTGACGTTAATCAGTTTGAAGCGGGTGATATGAAAGGTGACCTAGGTAGAAAACCTAAGGCATTGACTGCACTTGTGAGAAACTGTGTTAACATGTTCGGTTCATGGAACGTAGGCCTTGTAGCAACTAACCACACTTACGCATCACAGGATATGTTTGACCCAGATGATAAGATATCAGGTGGACAGGGATTTATCTATGCAAGTTCAATCGTTATTGCAATGAAAAAACTTAAATTAAAAGAAGATCTTGATGGTAACAAAGTTACAGACGTAAGAGGTATTAGAGCGGCATGTAAAGTTATGAAAACAAGATATGCTAAACCGTTTGAAGGTGTACAGGTTAAGATTCCATACGAAACAGGAATGAACCCGTACAGTGGACTAGTGGACCTATTTGAAAAGAAAGGTATACTTGTACAGACTGGAAACAGGCTAAAATACATTGATAAAGCGGGTAAAGAACATATCGACTTTAGAAAACAATGGATAGGTGATAAATTAGATATGCTAATGGCAGACTTCAAAGAATCAACAGACTTTGCTGACAAAGAAGATACTGATGCTCCTATTGAGGTTGATATAAAACCTAAAGCAAAAACTAAAAAAGCAGAACCAATTAAAGAAGAAAAGGAATAGTACATGATAGATTTTACACACGAGGATATCGAACGCTTGTGGAATTCAGTTATACATTACGTCCCCGAAAGACAAAAATTGGACATGGCAATTGACTTTATTAAGAGTTTAGAAGATATCGGTGTAGAACATGACGAATTAAAAGCGTCTGCAGAATACGATCCAAAACTTGAAGAAGCAATAGCAACAGTGTTCGAAGAAGAAGAAGTGGACGAAGATGGATATATTGAGGACGAATGATAAACTGGTACAACGAAGTTAGCAGAAATTTATCTAAGATACCAGACTGTGTTGCATTTTTTGATAACGAATTATTAGAAGCAAGAAAACAGTGTAAGATATACGGTAACTTAGAAAGAGCTAGTGCATCATTACCTGGAATAGTTGAAGAAAGATTTAGTCAATTACAACAACTCGAAGCAATTCTTGAATACCTAAACATAGAATTAAGAAGATTAAGATCTAAAACTTTTAGAAAATTCTTAGAAAATTATAATAAACTGTTAAGCAGTAGAGATGCAGAGAAGTATGTAGACGGCGAAACTGATGTTGTTGACATGACTAAGATAGTTAATGACTTTGCATTAATACGTAACCAATGGTTAGGCATCACCAAAGGATTAGATCAAAAACAATGGCAAATAACAAACATTGTTAAATTGAGAGTAGCAGGAATGGAAGATGCCGATATCAAATAATAGAATAATACTTACAGACGTAGACGGAGTACTCCTAGAATGGGAAAACCATTTTACTAAATGGATGTTACAAAGCACACTGTTTGATGAAAGAGGTGCTAGATATCACCCTTATAGACTACTACCAGACAAACAAAACACATATTGGATGGAAGAAAGATTTGGTTTATCCAAAGAAAAAATGGGTGAAAAAATTAGAGAGTTTAATAGAAGTGCATGGATGGGCACACAACGACCTATGTTGGAATCACAAACTTGGGTAAAATTATTACACGCCGAAGGATGGACCTTTATACCTATTACATCACAAACATCAGACAAGCCAGCACAAGAATTACGTAAGAAGAGAATGGGAGAATTATTTGGCAACTATGTGTTTACCAATTACCACATACTAGGTACCGGAGCAGACAAAGACTCGGCATTAGCAGAGTTTCACGGTACTGGACTGTATTGGGTCGAGGACAAACCTAAGAACGTACTAGCAGGGCTCTCTTACGGTTTAAAGCCTATATTAATCGACCATCCATACAATAGAGATTTTAATCACCCCGATGTTATCCGTGTAAATAATTGGAAACAAATACATGAGTTATTAGTAAAATGAAAGTATACGTAGGTTGGGATTCTCGAGAAGACATATCATATCAAGTGTGTGAACACTCTATCAAACGTAGAGATCCATCTGCAGAAGTTATACCATTAAAACAAAATCAGATGCGAGAGCAAGGTATGTATACTAGAGAAATAGACAAGTTAGCCACAACAGAATTTACATTTTCTAGATTCTTTGTGCCTTATCTTAATGACTACAAAGGTTGGGCTGTATTTTGTGATTGTGATTTCCTTTGGAAAATTCCAGCAAAAGAACTTGAACAATACTGTGATGATTCTAAAGCAGTTGTTTGTGTGCAACACGATTACACTCCTGAAGAAGGATCTATTAAGATGGATGGACAAGTACAAACAGCATATCCAAGAAAAAATTGGAGCAGTATGGTACTGTGGAATTGCGGACATCCTAAGAATAAAATATTAACTCCCGAACTACTAAACAAAGAAACACCAAAATTCCTACATAGATTTAGTTGGCTAGATGATGCAGACATTGGATCTCTACCTCACGAATACAATTGGCTAGTAGGTTGGTACAAAGAACCCAAAGATGGCAAACCTAAGATACTACACTACACAGAAGGTGGTCCGTGGTTCGATGGTTATAGAGATTGCGAGTATTCCGATGATTGGAAGAAAGAAGTAATCAATCTTTTCAGTGCATAATCCACTATATTAAATCAAGATAAGTACAGTTATGAAACACATGAACAGAATGCTTCAGTGGATCGATGAACTGGGATTAATCGTAGTCCAGTCTGAAATCAAACCATTTGGACCTGGTACACGGAGATACATGGTTGGCAGACATGTCGAAGAACCTAAGCACAATGCATGGCAAATGCCAAGTGGTAAATGGGCTTCGACTCATGGTGTACAAGAATGGCTCACACCAGAACCACTAGATGGCCCAGCTTTAGAAAAATGGTTAACCGACTATGTGAAAGAAAATGTATAGAGAGATACCATTGCCCTCGTCAATAGCATTTGAACCTATCAACTTATGCAACGCAAAATGTTATTGTTGTCCATACACCACATTAAGTGAAGACAAAACATATCACGGTCAACTAATGACCAAAGAACAATTAGGTATGCTGTTACACGACTACGGTTCACTTATAAAAAAATACAAAGTAAAAGATTATGCGTGTGCTATTAGTCCATGGAGATACAGTGATCCACTAGTGCAACCTAATCTAGAGTACATCATGGAACTGTGTAATCACTATAAAATTAATGTTGGTATTACTACTAACGGTGTATCATTTACTAAAAAACAGTGTGAAATTTTAAACAAATACAAACACCTAATAGGTAATGTTCATATGAGTGTTATCGGACATACCGCAGAAGAACTATGGGAGTTTATGAATATCAAAAAAGACAAGACACTGAAAAGTCTAAACTTTGTAAAAGAAAACTATCCAAAACTTTCAGAAAGGATTAAAATCGGTGTTAAACACAAAAATCAATCGGCCACTGCTAGTGCCAAAGTTATTAAAGAATATCAGGACGTTACACTTGGAAAAGTGAAATCCAAACAGAACTGGGTTGAAAATAGAATGGGCGACGGGGATGGTGATTGGACTAAACCATACAATTCTGTAATTGATGAAGAAAATTATATGCAAGGGTGTGCAATGGGCTCCGGACGTATACTAAGGAGAATGGAAGTGTTAGTGAGCGGACAAGCAGTTTTGTGTTGTGATGATGCAGAAGGAAAGACAGACTATGGAAACATTTTTGAAATCGGAATTGAGGGAGCATGGAAAAACATGCAAAAAGAACACGAAATAATATACGCTGAAAAATACTCAGAAGAAAAAAAGAATTTGATCTGCAACACTTGTTCTAGGGCTAAGTTCAACGGCAACTGGACAAGAGGCATGGAATCAAAATTACAGGCAGAACAACAAAATACAATTAGTAAAATAGGAAGTATGCAATGATAGGAAAGCATTTTGTAAGTAAATGTATTGACAGCACCACAATCAATGATCCATGGTCGCATCAAATTATAGAAGACACATTGCCACAAGAAGAATTCGTTAAACTTAAAGATCAGTGTCTCAACATAAAGGTGCCCAAAGACAGACTTGTTCATATATTTCCAAAAGATTTTACTGATCATAACATTAAGTTCTATGATCAAATACATGATATAGCTAAAATAATTTTAGATAATGCAAAAGTTTTGTGTGACCAATATCCCAATTATAGATGGTTCGAAGACCTATCTGTCAATGCCCACATTTCTGTGACTCCACCGTTGCCTTATAAGTTCTACATACACCAAGAAGGGCTTGAAAAAATATGGAGCAGTGTAACCTACATAACTCCAGAAGTGAATGTGGGAACAAAAATGTACACGGAGCAGAATGAAAAAGCGTTTGTTAAAGAAGCAGAATGGAAGCCTAACAGTACTTTTATATTTTGCGGACAACAAGGCAAGACTTGGCACAGTTACGAAAGTGATCAAGTGGAGCAAAGAATAACATTAAATTTATTTCTTATGAAAGATAATAAAAATTGTTTTTATAGAGGTTAAAAGTAGATCTTGTCCACTTGATCTAATCCGTCGTGCGTGGCTATGATGTCGCTGTTATTGAATCCCAATGTGCTCATGTAACTGTCCATTATTTCTTCATGGGGCATGTCTGGAAAATTTTCATCCTTGTGTAGGTTCACTTCCTGTATCACATACTTTGCTCTCTTAAAAATCTCTGGAGCACCTTTCATTATCATAATCTCTGCACCTTGAACGTCTTGTTTTACCAAATCAAACTGTGCGTCACTGCCCACTAACTCATCTAGTGTCTGCATCTGTCTCAACTCATAATTTTCATACACACCAAACACACTGGAACCTTTTGTGTACGTTATTTTCTTTTTGTTGCCTTTTGAAATTTCAGCCAGATGCATTTTAATTTCTCTATTCGAATCTCCTAACACTGCGATATGATAGTTGGACGTAATTTCTTTCAACTTCTTCTCATGCTTTTGTCCTGCTTCTATGCATGTGTATTCTGCCTCTGCCCAGATTTTTTTAACATTGTTAGTCCAAAAACCATTCCAAGCACCTATGTCTAAGATCTTTGCTGGCATGAACTCGTGTTTGACTTTTAGTTTTTCTAAGTATTCGTACATTATGCTTTGTAATAGACAAGGTCAGGCCAGGTTTTCATTAATACCTTGAACCCGAGGGATTTCAGATGTTCCTTGATATCCTTTTTACTGCTACCGTATTTCTCACTATTACCATTCAATTCGATCATTAAGTATTCAACATTTTCTAAAATTTTTCCTGCACCTTTAAGAACTTCCATTTCGAGGCCCTCGACATCTATCTTAATCATGTCAATGCCTGTTGTGTCTAAGGAATCTAATTTATTGATCTTTGTTTCTCCCTTTTCCATTAGGACTCTAGTATTCTGTGTGGCAGACTCCTCAGTTAGTTTAACAAATCCATCTTCATTACCAACTGCTTGATTGTACAATCTAACATGATTATATCGTGCTACATTTCTTGTAAGGCATTCATAATGTATTTTGTTTGGTTCATAACAATGTATATTTTTTGCATATTTTTGCATGGCCAATGTCCATGTTCCGCACCATGCTCCCACATCTACTATTAGATTAAATTTTTTATGTTGATTTTCGCACCATTGAAGAAACTCATTGAGTCCAGTTTCCTGCATGAATGGCTTTCCTTTTTCACGCCATTGTTCTATCTGAGCATCTGCGGACGGAACCCATAGCCCCTCGCTTAATTTTTCTATTTTCACAATAATCCTTTGTCCATTAATATCTCTACTGCTTTACCGTTGGCAATTTCTTCTGGTGAAAACTGTTGATAAGCCAAACTGTATACCCAATCTTCACAACCAACAAAGAAAGGATTTTCAATGTCTGCAAGTTCTTGTCCACCAACTTCTTTAGCAAAACTTTTTTCATCACATATAACAGGTATGCCCATACACTGTGCTTCAACGGCGGCTATCGAACAACTTGTTACACATACCCAAGCGTCTTTGAGATCCTCAGATAAGGGAACTGTTGCTTCACTTGGTCCTGATGTACCTCTACCTCGGGGCTTTTGTCGAATTTTTATTGGTCTATCTGTGTACCTTTTAATTTGTGCTACGATGTCATTTGTCCAATTAGGTTTGTCTAAGTAGTTGTGTATACCAGCTGAGCTAGGACATACCAATATGTAACTACCTTTAAAGTTAGGTGCTTTAATTTTAATTCCAAATTTATCAAATCTATCTGACTTGCACATCTTAATATATGATGCATGAATTTTATTTCTACAAATACGCCAATAATGATTGTCTGGTTTTAAATTATTATTATCAAATCTTCCAAAGTACGGAGTATCTGTAAACCAAAACTGGTGCTTACGTGCTTCAAGTTTTTTAACCATAGCTCTATTATTGCCAACGAATCCCCAAAACATACTGTTTGCTACTGGTTCTATTTCAGTTTGATTGTCTAACAATTTTGTTTGTTCGGGCCAAGACTTTTGCACACCATCGAAGACTTCGTATGCTTTGCTATTTTTATTATTAAATGGTGCGTAAATTGTTAACATCTATAAACTCTTTTAATTGTTTTGCCCACTGTTCGTGGCCTTCGGCTGACGGATGTGGATCGTTAGGACTTACTATTAAATTTTTATCAGAGGCAAATTCAAGTTGACTCACTTTTGGATTAAAGAATCTATCCATGTTGATTGCATTTCTAATTATAGTAAAGTCTTCGGTGCCATTACCAAAGTCGTTAGGCAGAGAGTTATACATCACATAAGGTATTTGCTTACGTTCAAAATAATTTTGCAAATCAAAAACATTATTAAGAAACTTCATAGTAAGATTGCTTTCTATATCCCAGCCTTGTTGTTTTCGTATAAAACTTACATTGTCTAATGTCTTCCAAGTCCGCCAAGTAAGATCGGTACCGGGTATACGGCCTTTCTTCCACCCATCGTCTGTTATGTAGTCGTTCCTTACTGCACTGGACCACCCTATCACAGCAAAAACATCTTCATTATTATTTTGCTCACACCAAACCTTAGTTGAAAAACTTATTCTAGTATTACCACGACCACCCATTGCAAGGTTAAACAATTCTAGATTGTAACCTTCCGCTAAGATTTTTGTGGTAAATGTTTCTACCCCGTCTTTGTTTCTCGGTGTTAAGAAACTACACCCATTTGATAATAATTTGCTCATGCTGTTGTTTAGTAGTATAATTATAGTATACTTACTGACAAAATGCAAACATGAAAAACATAGATTCGATCAAATACTTTTTAGACAAATGGGAAATGGTAGATAATGGTTATGATTATGCCGTGCCATACCATGAAGATATTGATCCAAACTTTACAAGTTTACCAACGTTCGTCGCAGAATTTCATAATGTTAAGGTAAACACTTGCCCAGTACTTGTTACTATGGCTAACAAACTTATAACCAATTATGTTTGGGGACTCACACATGCCAGCAAACATAAGCCTCAAAAATCACACAAACTTTGGAATGACTGGAGTGATGATGTGGATGTTGTATTACCACCTACTACCGAATACTTTGACAAGAAATATCATTACGTATGGTTACCAATTGATGAAGCAAGTGCAGAAAATCCATGGCATATTTGGATTGACGTTATATCTAAATTTAGACTTTTAGAAAAGAGATGGTCCACAGATTTTACAAGATACTGCTACGTGTTAGCAAACGAAAGCAAGTATCTTAAAAAATGTATCAAAGAATTATTTCCCGAGGTCAAAGTTATAGTGATGCCAAAAGGCGAAACATGGCAGTTTAGACATTTACTAGTGCCCAGTCTAAGCAATTCTAGAGATGGCGTTATTACTCCTCACTTGGCTCCATGGCTAAAACATTTCAAAGGACGTCCTGGACTCAAAGGTACAACAGCACACAGGAAAATAGTTGTGTTACGTCCAGGTGCTAAAACAAGAAAACTAACAAACTCCGATGAACTACTATTAGCACTTAAAGGGTACGAAGCAGTTGCCCTCGAAAATATGAGTATAAGAGAACAGATGAAAACGTTTGCAGAAGCAACACACATTGTTGCGGCTCACGGTGCAGGATTAGTAAACTTACTGTGGTGTAAACGTGGAACTAAAGTTATCGAAATACAAGAGCCTAAAATGATTCATAAAAAAGTTTATCCAATACTTTCACATCACCTAGGGTTGAAGCACGAACTTTATATAGCCGAAGCAGTACCGATACCAATGGATGGTAAGAAAAAGCCTGCAGGCATAAAAAGAAAAAGCGATTTAATTAATTTCAAAGTGAACGTTGCAGAATTAGTTAGACATTTAGATTAAATTGGTAATTTACATCTGGTAACAAGACAACCTTAAATATGAGTAATGATTTACGTTAGTTCTACTAATAGACAACCCACAGAGAAATATGTCGACTGGGCAGTGCAAGGACTACCTAATGCAAAAAAATTATTACCTAATGACATTATTAATAAAAAAGATTGTACTAAAGCTGTGATGTTTGGAGTGCTACGTGGAACACATCTAGTATACAAATGGGCAGAAAAAAACAAGATTGATTTTTATTATATGGACAGACCGTATTGGGGTGAAACAAGAAACAATCCTTACTACACTAAAATTGTAAAGAACAATCATTTAAAGACCTGGCAAGAAGACAGACCCGATGACCGTTTTAAAAAATCATTTCCGTGGCCTATTAACCCATGGAAGAAAAACGGAAAGAACATTATTGTATGCCCGCCATCTAATGCTATAAAAGAATTTTTTGGAGTACACGACTGGCTAGACAAAACACTAGAGACGCTTAAAGCTAATACCGATCGTCCAATAATAGTAAAGAATAAAGGATACAATCCAATTATAGGATACAATGACGACGGAGGAATGATAGTGACAGGCAAAGATAATACTGCACCTAGTGGACCGATAGATTGGAATGATGCTTATGCTATTGTTACCTACAATTCAAATATCACATTAGAAGCTACTACTAGAGGTATTCCGTGTTTTACTAATGTGCATAATGCCTGTGCACCTATATCAGAAACAGATTTCTCAAAGATAGAAAACCCTTGCTACATTGACAGAGAACCGTTATACTATTCAATGGCATACGGTCAATTCACAGCAGAAGAAATAAGCAACGGTTATGCATGGAGAATACTAGATGAAAGTTGAAATATTTAGAAGAACAGTAAAAGATAGACGTAGAGGAGCAAGTTATGATCTCTTGCAATACATGGCTGAAGGTATACGAGCTTGTGGTGACGAACCCATAATGATTAATGAAACAAAGACTGGGGATTGGACTAAAGATGAAATGGAGCCAACTGCACCAATCGGTTGCATGTTTGGATATGGTGGCAGTAATCAAATGCATCACACCAAGGGACGTAGACGAGACCTAGTAGAACGTGCAAAGAAAAAAGGAATTAAAATAATAACATTTGACGGAGGATTACTTTCAAGTTTTGGCAATGTACACGGTGATAAACACCACTGGCGAGTTTCATTATTTTCACCCATGAACAACGGCGACTTCTTGTCAGATAACAGTCCTCCTGATAGATGGGAGGCCGCAAAAACCAGATGGAATGTTAAAAGCGAACCATGGAGAAAATCCGATCAAGAGGATCCAATTCTGTTTGTGCTACAACCTAAAGACAATTGGAGTATGAACAATCTCGATCCTATTGAATGGTTCAACGGAGTTTATGAAAAATTGAGACCTATGACAGATAGAAAATTTATTGTACGACCTCATCCAAATCATGTTGCTCATATAGAAGAACGAATAAAAGAGTTTCCAGACGATGTAGAAGTTATTGTAGGACAAAAGTTCTTTCAAGGAGATGAAAAAAAGTATTATAGATTCCATTTCCAAGAAGCAATATCTAATTGTCATGCTGTTGTTACACATAATTCCACTGCCGGTGTTGACTCTTGTGTTCGCGGGATACCTACGTTTAATACCTCAGACCTTGCAATTAGTTGGCCAGTAGCTAACAAAGATTTAAACAACATAGAAACTCCGGAATATCCCGACAGGACTCAATGGCTTAACGATCTCGGATATAAACTGTGGAGTGAAAAAGAAATTAGAAATGGTACGGTGTTCAAAAGATTTAAAGAAAAGTTAGGAATGTAATGTGTGGTATATACGGTATAACCGAACACAATCCAAAATTTATAAAAGAATTTATAGATATATGTAAGCACAGAGGACCTGACGGGTCGAGTGTTTGGCACAACGAAAATATAACTCTAGGGCACAACTTGTTAAGCATAATGGGTGAGCCAGGTGATGCTACACAGCCGTGGACAACACCTCAAGGAAACAAACTTGTTTATAATGGAGAAATATTTAATTACTACGAATTAAAAGAAAAATATAAAGACTTTACAGACACAACCGGCTGTGATACTGAACTACTTGCTTGGGGACTAGATAAATTTGGCTTATTGTTTGTTGATGAAATAGATTCTATGCACGGCTTTGCGTATTACGAAGTTGATAAAAACACACTTACATTAAGCAGAGATCATGCAGGTATAAAACCTGTGTACTATGCAGAAATCAAAGAAGGATTGGTTTTTGGTTCTGAGATAAAAGGCATGTTAGATAAAGTTCCTAACAGCAGAACAATGGACAATCTTGCAGTAAGTTTCATGGCAAGGACTGGAATCAATGCGTTACGCAATACATTCTTTACAGGAATTAAAAAATTACTAGCAGGAGAGACCATAGTATACAATATGGTCGATAAAAAAATCACACAAACACACAGAGTTTATATTAAACCTACAAGTAACAAACAATTTAATGCAGAAGAGTTTAGAACAAACGTAAAAAAAACAGTTGAGATGTGTTCAATAGGTAGAAGAAAAATTGGTGTATTCCTAAGTGGCGGACTTGATTCAAGCATGGTTGCGTATGAGTTAAAACAATTAAAAGGTGAAGCAAATACATTTACAAACAGAATGGAACCTAATGTACAAGCAGATGAAGATTATAATAGTGACGCTAACTGTGCCAAGATAATTGCACAACAAAATAATTTTAATCATAAAGAAGTTATAGCAACTCCTGAAACATTTATAGAATGTTGGGACAACAGCATATATTATATGGAACAACCTGTATACAATCCTAGTATGTCGATGTATTGTTCTACTAATAAGTTTTTATCAGAGAACGAAATTGTAGTTACAATGGCTGGGGATATGGGTGACGAGATACTTGCTGGATATCCAAAGTACTGGAAAATGAAAAATCCACAGTGGCTACAAAAACAAATAGGTAAAACAAAAATAGAGACATGGGACGATGTTCTAGCACTATGGCTAAAGAGAATAAAACGTCCATTGCAATTAACCGATAATCCTATAAGTGATGATATACTAATAACAGAATTTCGTAAATGCTATTCAGGAGAATTGTGGAATTCTAATGACCCTATAGGATCATATATGGCGTTAGACTGTGTTGCTCAGGTACCAGAAGAAATGTTTAATAGAAACGACAAGTACGGCATGGCCTACAGTATGGAAGGACGTTTCCCATTAGCAACAAAAATGTTTATGCAATATTGTATGAGTATGCACACCGATTCGAAATTAGGTCCTGATAAAAACGATACTAAAACTTTTATTAAGAAGGCATACCTAGGCAAATTACCAAACGAAATTATTAATAAAGTAAAAACTGGATGGACTGTTCCTGTTGGGCATTGGCTGACTACTAGTACAAGTTCTAAATTGAATAAATTTTACAAAGAAAGAACAGGCGAAAATTCTAAACTAGATGTAACGAAAGCTAGTCAGCAAGCCGGCAAGGCACTTATACCTGCATGGATTGTTAGTGATTGGATTAAAAAATACAACATGACCAGGTAGATTAAATATCAATATTATGAAAATCAAAGTTATCACATCATACAAGCCTGGCTGTTGGGAACAATACGGTAAGAAAGGTATCGAGTCTATGGCTGAGCAATTTCCAAAAGAAGTTGACATAGTAGTATATGCAGAAGAGCCTAAACCTGAATGCAAATATGATAGGATACAATGGATAGACCTTAACACTGCCGAGCCAGAATTATTCAAATTTAAAAACAAACACAAAAACGATCCTGTTGCAAACGGAGAGTTAGAAGAAATAGAAGGCGGAGTAAGACGTCCAGCAGAACTACAAGCAATGGGCGGAAACGACAAAAACAAAGGATCATTTCTTTGGGCCGCTGTGAGATTTTCAAACAAAGTATTTTGTGTTGTAAATGCTGTACGTAATTCAAAAGAATATGATTATGTTGTGTGGATCGACGGAGATACATTTTCATTTAGACCTACACCGATAGACTTTTTTAAAAATTTATTACCACAGGAAACAATGTTAACATACTTAGGTCGTGAGAATCCAAAACTAAACGACGGTGGCAAATATCCAGAGTGTGGATTCGTTGGGTATAACATGAAACATCCAGAGATACAAAACTTTGTAAATGATTGGGAAAATCTTTATGTTACAGACGAAGTATTTAAATTATTAGAATGGCATGACTCGTATGTGTTTTGGCACTTGTCAAAAATATATAGAAAAGAAAAAAACATACAAGTAAACGATATAGGTTACTGGAAAGGTGTAAAAGGACACCATGTGTTTGTTAACAGTGAGTTAGGACAGTATATGGATCACATGAAAGGCAATCGTAAAAAAATCGGTGCGTCATCACGTAATGATTTACGTTCTGAACCTACTGTTGATTACTGGAAACAATTAAAATAATATTTTATGAAGATAGAAGTTTGGACAGAATATGGACCACAAAATTCAAAACCCATATTCGACGCATTTATAAAGAGTTTACAAGATGCAGGAGACACAGTAGTTCTCAATAGGTCGTGTAATGCAGACGTGGCAGTAATATGGAGTGTGCTGTGGCGTGGACGAATGGAAAACTATAAAAGGATATGGGATGAATTTAGATCCACCGGAAGACCTGTTATTGTGTTAGAAGTCGGTGGTCTTAGAAGAAATGAAAGTTTTAAGATAGGAATTAATGGTATCAACAGACAGGCAGACTTTGCCAATCAAGAGTTTGATGATAAGCGTTGGTCATTATTCAAACACACACTCAAGCCGTGGAACCCGACAGGTGACATAATTGTTATATGCGGACAACACGATGCATCAGAACAATGGAAAGGACTTCCAAAGATGTCAACTTGGATTGAGCAACAAATAAGTGAAATTAGAAAATATACTGCTCGACCAATACTTGTTAGACCACACCCTCGTAATACTATCCAATTTAAAGAAAGTGATTTTCAAAATGTTAAAGTTCGTTTACCTAAGAGAGATTTTAGAACTTATGATGATACTGATTTTAAGAACACATTAGAAAGAACATGGGCTGTGGTTAATCACAGTTCTAATTCTGCCATGGAAGCAATTATTAGTGGTGTGCCAGTTTTTGTCTCTGAAGACAGTTTGTGCCATGATGTTGGCAATTTAAAACTGTGCGACATTAATACACCAGCGATGCCTAACAGATTAGGGTGGGCACACAAACTTGCATACACAGAATGGTTTAAAGACGAAATCGAACAAGGACTACCATGGACTAGAATTAAAGCAAGACTTGAGGAGAAATATTTAAAATGAAAACTATAAAAATTGGCGGCAAGCCTGAAATACATCCTATTGAATGGACACCATATGCAGGTGAAACTATTGTCTTGAACACAATAATACGTAAGGGGGAACGTATACAAGAAACAGGATTCTTCGAAGACAGAGTGAAAGCAGTCCCTAGAGGAAATGCGTACTGTATAGGCAACGGACCTTCACGTAAAGAGTTTGACCTAAACAAACTAAAAGCAACAGGACAAACTTATGGATGTAATGCATTGTATAGAGACTTTATGCCCGACTTTATTTTTTCAGTGGATACCAAAGTAACAGTAAAGATGTGTGAGGACAAAGTTTATGAAAACTGTTTTCACTATGCTCCTGCACTAGAAGTTAACAGGAAACAACACAAAGGCATGTTGCACCTTATACCTAACAATCCTCATTGGATTTCGGGTAACGCGGCCTTCTGGACTGCTGGTGTACACGGACACAAGAATATCTATTTGATAGGATTTGACTTTAGAGAATATGGCAAGGACCAATTGAATAATATATACCAAGACACAGAGAACTACGGTGAGAGACATAGCGATGCAATATTCGAAGGATGGTTGAAACAATTCAGAGATATGTTAAAAATGAGACCTTATGTAACCTACACAGTAGTACATGACGATCCACCTGACTATATGAATCATTTTCAGACAGGTACTGACCTAGGCAACAGTAGAGTTATAACTTATGCGGAGTTTGAGAAAGAACTAGCATCTAGCCAGACGTAATCCGGCCGCATTAAATTTACTTTTCCAAGCAAAAAAGTTTGCATTGTGATTTGAGTAAGGATCTTTCAACCAAGTCATTTGGTATAGATGCACCATTTCGTGTGCTAACGTTTCTATAAAGTCTTTCCACTTAGGAAATTTAAGATGTAGTTCTATATAATAATCTACTTCTATATGATATGGTATAACTCTTTGATCAAATTTACCTTTAGGAGTTTTTCTATTATCCCAATTAGCAACACATCTGCCCCAATCTTTGTGTATACTTTTTACATATAGTGGAACCATTGGCAATCTGTTGTTGAATAATGTTTTATTTAGATATCTAAACCAACTGTATGCTTGGGCTTCGGTGGGTCTAAAGCCAACAATGTTCTTGTGTCTAGTCAGAGTGTTTTCCAACTTGATCTTCAGTTGTTTTTTAACATTTACACTTTTACTTTTTATCTTTTTCATGGTTGACTGCTTTACCAAATATGTTATAATATACTAATAATTATCTAAAATATGATGGACAATATGCACACAGATTTACCAAAAACCGTTAACGAAGCACTTAAAATACTAGCATATAATGATTATTTTTGGGGGCCTGATCCAAAAACGCCTAATTCAAAGATCCAACCGCATCCAAAGGATAAGGAAACTGTGAGATCATTGGCAGAAGCTCAATATGCCTGGACTGAAAAACAAGCCAAATTAGCACTGGTGATCTTAAAGAGGTATCTTACAAAGTTTCAACAACATGGCATGAACATCAAAGAATTGCTCGACACACCGAAGTATGATGAAGAGTTTAGGGTTATTAACTTCGATAAAAGCATTGAAAAATACATGGATGAAGACGGAATAGAAAAGATAGAGATAAGATTTCCGTACAATAAAAAACTTATACAGTTAATTAGAGCATTGAAAGATTATCGTGGACTTCCTATGAACTATGCAATATACGATGGAGAGAAAAAGAAATGGACATTTACACATTCTGATGTGACTGCATACTATCTAACATTGATTGCCGCTAGATACGATTTTAAATTTGTCGACGAATCTATTTTAAATGATTACGACGAAGTTAAAAAAGAAATTATAGGATTTAAAAAACCGTCAGCAAGTGTTATCGGCAACGAGGTTTTACTACACAGTGCACCAGAGTCAATGCAAGAGTATTGGGACAACAACATTAAAGGTTTACCATTAATACAACAAGTAGACAGTTTGAAAAACTTTGGTATATCTGCTAGAGGAATGAACGTACCGGCAGACACAACTATAGGCGGAGCAATAGCACACAACGATTCGGACAAGTTGTGGATCGACAACAACGATTATAACAGAGATGAAGTTGTACAAGGACTGATAGAACTAGATGCTTTTCCATTAATGATGCCTGTTAGTGGTGACATCACAACTAGGGAAGAAGTAGAAGAATTTTGGGGTTGGCTTAATGCTTTCAAAAGAGCAGGCATTGACATAATGACTCAATGTTCTTGGGGATTTGAAGCCAAAGAACCTGTATACCAAAAAGACCTAAAAGACAATTGGACAAGAAGTGAAAGAGTCGCTGTTGTTAGTAACCAAATTACTCAAGATATGTTTCAAAATATATTTGAACTAAACCAAATGAGCAAACAGTTTAAATTTATAAACAAAGACACTAAGGTAATTTTTGTTAGAAATAGAATACCTAGAGCATTAATAAAAAGTAAAATAAAACCAAAAGCATCTTTAGTAGCACTAGGTGGCGGTTATTACACAGCAGGTACCGATAACCTAAAAAGAATGCTAGACAATCTTCCAAAAAAGTTGTATTATAATGATCATCAGCCGAGCAGTTATGATTGGCATGATAGAATTATAGTGAAACTTTAAATGAGCAGTTGTAAATTAGTAATCAAAGACGAAGTAAATGTAAAGTTCGAGAACTTGTCTCTCGACTGGCGTAAGAGATTATCCAATAAATTCAAATACGAAATACCATATGCTAGACATCTTCCAGCAGTGAAGCTAGGCAGATGGGACGGTAAGGTTTCGTTCTTTGGATTAGGCGGCACAACATACCTTAACCTCGTTGATCAAATACTTCCTATACTAGAGGACGGTGGAGTATATGTTGAGATGGAGGATCTTAGAGAACAACACAACTTTGAGTTTAAAGCAGTAGACAAAGATTATCTAAGTCATATCAAATGGCCTGCAACACATCCAATGGCAGGACAGTCTGTTGAGTTAAGAGATTATCAAGTTGAAACAATAAACAAATTTATAGAAAATCCACAGTGCATACAAGAGATAGCCACAGGAGCAGGTAAAACAATAATCACTGCGGCACTATGTCAACTGGTTGAGCCATACGGACGTACACTAACAATAGTACCAAACAAAAGTCTAGTAACACAAACAGAAGAAGATTTTATTGCTTGTGAACTAGATGTAGGTGTGTACTATGGAGACAGAAAAGAGCTGGGAAGATTTAACACTATTGCAACTTGGCAATCATTAAACATATTAGAAAAGAAAAGTAAAGACGAACACTCAGAAGCATTTGCAGAAGCAATAAAAGGAATTAACACAGTGATTATAGATGAAGTACACATGGCCAAAGCAGATGTACTAAAAAGATTATTAACAGGACCGTTTGCACACTGTGGCATACGTTGGGGACTAACAGGCACAGTTCCTAAAGCAGACTTCGAGTTTATGGGATTGAAATGTAGCATAGGTGATGTAACACATAGAATACAAGCAAGTGAACTACAAGACAAAGGAGTACTTGCAAACTGTCATGTAAATGTTTTGCAGACGCAAGACCATCCAATGTTTAAAACTTATGCAGAAGAACTTAAATGGCTAACTACAGATAAAGTCAGAATGAAATGGGTGGCGAACACCATTAAAGATATATCCTCATCAGGAAATACATTAGTACTAGTTGATAGAATATCAGCTGGCGAAATATTACAAGAACAGCTGGAAGATTCAGTTTTCGTATCTGGATCAACTAAGAATGTCGATAGGAAGGAACAGTACGATGAAGTGTCTACTGCAACAAATAAAATTATTATTGCAACTTATGGGGTCGCATCCGTTGGAATTAATATTCCTAGGATATTCAATCTTGTTCTTATTGAACCTGGCAAATCATTCGTAAGAGTCATACAGTCAATCGGTAGAGGCATTCGTAAAGCAGAAGATAAGGACAATGTACAGATATGGGACATTACCAGTTCTTGCAAGTTTGCAAAAAGACACTTAACGGCAAGGAAAAAGTTTTACAAAGAGGCAAATTACCCGTATAATATAGAAAAGATAAATTATGAAAATCCTTACACTAGATAACAGAACCTACAAGCTGGAAAAGATTCCAGAATTTGTAGATGAAAATTTGAGGTTTGCCGTATTGGATAACGCAGATCCAAACGAACCAGACTTCTTTTACATACCTTTAATATTTTTAGAATCATTTAATGCACCAGCGGCTGTGTTACAGATAGGCAAGTGGAAAATAAAAATGCCATTGGACTGGAAAATGTTAATAGGTGAAGCAGGACAACAAGAAATGCATGTGTTACCTATAACAAGTTTAAATGATAGAGGCTTTGATGCTTTTACATTTAATCCGTTAGAGAGCGTTAAGCCTGACTTTTATCCTATTGATGTTGTAGACATTTACACAGAAGTTAAATGGTACTTTCCTAAAATTAAATCAGGACAACTACTAGCAGTGCCGCTAGAGAATAAAAGAAATCCAGTATGTGCTTACTTTGTAAAAGACATATCAAGACAATGCGAACAGATAGATTATGGCTCTTGCTGGTAGGAAAACAATTAAGATAGATGCACCAATAATCATTACTAGTGATGGGACTCCTGTATGGATGGACCGGAACTGGGCAGTAGATTTTTTTGATTGGTTATCTCAAGTAAAATTAAATGATAAACTTTCAGGTTTACAACACATGAATAGTAAAGTAAAATTAACATTTGTATCAGCAAAAGACTGTACAATGTTCGGATTAAAATATGCCAGCAAAATCAAAAGAAAAAAGTAAAAGAAAGTTTTTTGAACTTCGTAATGGTCTTAAAGCAGTAGACTACAGAAACAAAGACTATTATGACAGGATCGATGATCATGAAAAGTCATTATACTCACCTTATATGTTAATGAGATATGCTTCAAGTGTTTCATCTAAAGATCAATTTTTTGTTGAACACTATGTTGAGATGGTTAACGAGTGTGTCAACAAACACTGCTTTACATTAGGCAAACACAAAAAGCTATTATGGATATTAACTGCTATGTGTGGTGCATTACAGAATCAATTCCATCCATGGATTAAACCAATGAAACGTGTGCCTAACAAGTCATTAAAACAATTACAACAAATCTACCCAACTTGGAAAGAAGCTGATTTAGAAACGTTGGACAAAATTATTACTGACCGAGAACTAGAGGAATTATTAGAAGCACATGGCACCCAGTCTAAATAAATGTACCTATTGCAGTAAGGAGTTTGC